CTATCGGCAGCGGTGGCAACCGGCACGGGCAACGCCTGCATCGGCCACCCGATCGCATGGATGCCATGCCCGATCGCGAACATCGTGTGTCCGGTTGATGGCATTAATACGGCGTTCAATCTGACGCGCATCTTCGACAGCGCGTGCCTTGCATTCCTTGAGGTCATAAAGCCGTCCACGACGGCGACCACCTACAACGGCATGTTCACGACAGTCGCAGGATAAACCGCCATGCCCATGACGTTCACGGGCGCTGGATGGAGTAACTGGACCGGGCAGTGGGCTCCCGGCACCTTGGCAGGCACCAAGGACCCGAACCCGCCGATCGCGCTCAACAACGCGCCGATCACGCTAGTTCAGACGGACAAGCACGTCAACCAGCAGACGTTCCGTGACCACGTCGTCACGGGATGGCAGGCGCGGACGCTGCTGCAGGCGTTCACATACAAAGCCTACGTCGGCACCTCGCTGGACGGCCTCGATGCGTTCGGCAACGTCGACAGCATCACGACGTCCTTCGACAGCGATGTCTGGGGGACGCCGCAGACATTCTACGGCCCGACCGTCACCAGCGTCACGTCGCTGACGGTCCTGCCGACCAAGCTCACGAACGCGCAGACCTTCTTCGCGCCGACCATCCGCAGGACGCTGAAGCCAGCGATCCTGACCAACAGCCAGACCTTCTTCAGCCCGCTGCTGAAGGCGACGATCAAGCCAAGCCTGCTGGCGAACAGCCAGGCGTTCTTCGCACCGAAGATCACGGTCACCCTGAAGCCAGCCCTGCTGGCGGATGGCGACACCTTCTTCAGTCCGAAGCTGCTGGCGACGGTCAAGCCTGCGGCACTGACGAATGCGCAGTCGTTCTTCGCCCCGTTGATCAGGCGGACGCTGAAGCCGACGAACCTGACGAACGCGCAGGCGTTCTTCGGGCCGACCCTGCGCATGACGGTGAAGCCGACGCTTCTCGTCGACGCCGACAGCCTGTTCAGCCCGTTGATCCGCTCGACGGTCAAGCCGAGCCTGCTGGTCAACAGCCAGACGTTCTTCAGCGCCAAGCTGCTGATGACGCTGAAGCCGACACTGCTGTCGGACGGCGACACGTTCTACACGCATACGGTCACGATCGCGGCGGCTGGTACGGTCAACCCGAACCTGCACGTCAACACGCAGACCTTCTTCAGTCCGCGCATTGCCGTGACGCTGAAGCCGGCCGCGCTGACCAACGCACAGACGCTCTTCAGCCCGAGGCTGTCGCGGACGCTCAAGCCCGCGCTGGCTACGAATACGCAGTCGTTCTTCAGTCCGAAGCTGCTGATCAGGATCAGCCCGTCCGCATACGCCAATAGTCAGACCTTCCGGGCTGTCACGGTATCGGCTGGCTCGATCGTTCCGCCGCTCTACGTCAACTCGCAGCAATTCTACGGCCCCACGATCACCGGCGCGACGGTGCGCCGCGAAGTCATGTGGCCGGAACTGCGCCGCCGCAAGACGCGCAGCGAAGAGCAGGCCGAACGTCCTGTCGTGGTGCCGGAAACGGACCAGGACAAGCCGAAACGCAAGAAATGGGCGCGCGGTGACTTCCGCGACGCGCTGACCGAGGCGCTTGGACCGCTTCCCGAACTGGCTCCCGAGCCGGCGCTGGAGCATCCGGGCCTGCCTGCGATCGGCAGAAACGAGATCCTCGCCGCGCAGCTGCTCCAGAAGCGCTTGCGCGACGATGAAGAGGCAATGGCCCTGATTATGGCCATGCTTTGAACCGCACCTGCCGGCTGCAGGGTTTTTCGTCCCCCGAGGATGCACATGAGCATGGAAGACCAGACCCCGCTAATGCAGGGTCCGAGCAAGATTGCGCCTGAAAGTGAAGCCCGAAACGGTGATGTCGCCCCCGAACCCGCGAAAGCGGACCAAGCGACGGCAGTGCAGACCGAAGAGCCGCAAAACACCGGCGATGATGCCGCCGAACCCCGTCGACGCAACTCGATTGGACAACGCATCGGAGAATTGACGCGGCAAAAGTATGAACTGGCCGCCAAGAATGCCGAGTATGAGCGACGCCTCGCAGAATTGGAGGCGCGCAGCAGCTCGACGCAGGACGGCAAGGCCAGTGGCGGCAGCGGTGAGCGTCCGACGCCCGACAAGTTCGACACCTACGAGCAATGGGTCGAGGCGATCACCGAGTACAAGGCCGCACAGAAGGCTGATGAACGTATCCAATCGTACTTCAGCCGGCAGAAGGAAGAGGAAGCGCTCGCCAAGGCCGAAGAGGCCCGAAACGAAGCGCGAAAGACCTACCAGACCAACGTCGCAAAAGCCGAAGAGCGTTACGCCGACTACCACGAGGTGACGGCGGATCTTCCTGTGACGGAGAACATGGCGTTTTTCATCCTCGGCCACGAAAAGGGGCCGGACATCGCCTACTACCTGGGTCGAAACCCTGACGAAGCGAACCGGATCCGCAATCTGTCGCCTGTGCAGCAGGGCTACGAGATGGCCCGCCTGGAAGCCAAGCTTGAAACGCCGCAAGCAGCGGCAAAGGCCGTGACAAGCGCGCCCGAGCCGATCACCCCCGTGCGTCCGAAGACATCATCCGCACCGAGGACAGACCTGTCCAAGGTGTCGATGGCCGAATACGCGCGGATCCGTCAGCAACAAATGAAAGAGGCGCGCAAGCGCTGATTTCAACCCCTTGAAGGGACACTGCAATGGCCAACGAAATCCTTACCCCGAGTATCATCGCCAAAGAAGCGCTGGTACTCCTCGAAAACAAGCTTGGCCTCGCCAAGCGCGTTCATCGTGACTACCAGAACGAGTTCGTGAAGGTCGGTGACACGATCACGATCCGCAAGCCGGTTCGCTTCACGACCCGTTCGGGTGCCACCTTCTCTGCGCAGGACGTGCAGGAAGGCTCGACCACCGTCGTGATGGGCAGCCAGATCGGCGTCGACTTCCAGTTTGCGACCTCTGACCTGACGCTCAAGATCGAGCAGTTCAGCGAGCGCTATCTGGTCCCCGCGATGTCCACGATGGCGCACACCGTCGAAGGCGACCTGACCGGCCTCTACAACGCCGTCTGGAACGCAGTCGGCACGCCGGGTACGACTCCGAACTCGTTCGCGACGTTCGCGGCAGCCCCGCAGCGCCTTGATGACATGGCCGTTCCGCAGGACATGCGTTATGGCGTGATCAACCCGGCGGCGACCTGGTCGATCCTCTCCACGCAGGCCGGCCTCTACATGCAGGGCAAGGCGTCGGAAGCCTACGAGGACGGCGAGATCGGCACGATCGGCAACGTCGGCCTGATGATGTCCCAGAACGTGAAGACCCACACGGTCGGCACGAAGGCTGGTACACCGCTGGTCAACGGCGCTGCGCAGAACACGACGTATACGCTGTCGAAGACGACGAACTCGCAGACCCTGATCACGGACGGTTGGACAGCTTCGTCCGCCATCCTGAACAAGGGCGACGTGTTCACGATCGCCAACGTGTTCGCCGTCAACCCGGCAACCCGCCAGGTCACGAACATCCTGCAGCAGTTCGTGGTCAACGCCGCCATCTCGGCGGACGGCACCGGCAACGCGACGATCAACATCAGCCCGGCAATCATCACGTCTGGTCCCTACCAGAACGTGTCGGCGGCCCCGGCTGACAACGCCGCGATCACGGTTCTCGGCTCGGCCTCCACGGGCTACCCGCAGAACCTCGTGTACCAGAAGAACGCCTTCGCCCTGGTCACCCGCCCGCTGGAAATCCCGCAGGGCGCGTCGTGGTCGGCTCGCGAGACCTACAACGGCCTCTCGATGCGCATCATCAGTGACTATGACGTCACGAACGACGTGCAGAAGACCCGCCTCGACATGCTCTACGGCGTGAAGGCGATCTATCCCGACATGGCAGTCCGCCTCGTCGGCTAATGCAACCGGTGGCGGGGTCTCTTGGGAGGCCCCGCTTCCTCCAATCTGGTGAGGGACAATGGCATTTCTGGATCAAGGCGCGGACAAGCCAGCGCCGAAGGAAGAGGCCCTGCAGGCGGTCTACAAAGAGACCCCGCGCGGCTGCGTGTGCAAGCTGATCAAGGCCGACGAGGCCGTCCCGGATGGCTGGGTTTCAAACCCATCCGAAGCCGGCTGGACGGGCGACGTTGCGCCCCTGATGGCCAACATCGAAGACGAAGCGCCTGTGAAGGCAAAAAAGAAGGGCTGACACCATGGCGGCATCCACGCTGACTGCGCAGGACATCATTTATCGTGCCGCGCGGATCCTGAAGGTTGCCGCCCTTGATGAAACCCCATCGGCGGCGGTGTCGGCAGAAATGCTGACACTGCTCAACGGCATGCTGAACAACTGGTCGGCCAAGGGGCTGTCCACGTACACCCACACGACGCTGACGCTGTCGTCCACGATGGCGACGGACAACGCCCTGGACCTCGGCCTGCCGTATTTGCTGGCCGTCATGGCCGCCAACGATTTTGAAGCGATCGTCACGCCTGACATGGCCGCGATCGCCAACGAGTGCGCCAACGACGCCCGCAAGCTCTACGTGCCGTGGGCGACGACCACGCTCGACATTGACACCGGTCTCAAGCGTATGCCCGGCGAGGGCGCGCAGTGGATCCTGTTCTGATGTCCCGCGTTCAGGTCCCGCTGGCCACAAGGTTCAATGCCGGGCGATCGCGCAAGTGGTCGGCCGAAAACCTGGTCAACATGTACGCCGAGCCATCTCGCGGCCTGTCGGCCTCGCAGGTCATCCTGTACTCGGCCCCGACACCGCGCATCTTCGCCGCGACCGGAGCTGCTGCCAACGTGCGCGGCCAGATCAATGCGGCCGGCACCCACGTCGCGGTCATCGGAAGCGCGCTCTATACGGTCGACAGCACGGGAGCGGTGGTCAATCGCGGCGTCGTGGACGGCTCGGGCCTCGTGGACATGGCCTTCGACGGCTCGACGGTCTCGGTCGTCACCAGCGCCCGCGCCTACGTCTACGTGCCGTCGTCTGGCTCGCTTCTGGAAATCCTAGACGCCGACCTGATCAACCCGACCTCGGTCTGCTCGGTGGACGAATACACGATCTTCACCCGTCGCGGCACGGGGACCATCCAGTGGTCCGACCTGTCTGACGCGACGAGCTACAACGCGCTGTCCTTCGCCTCGGCTGAAACCAGCCCGGACAACCTGATCGCGGTCCGCTCCAGCCAGCAGGAACTGATCCTGTTCGGCGAGGACAGCATCGAGTTCTTCCGCAACACGGGCGATCCGCAGCAGATCTTCCAGCGCTCGACGGGCGCGGCCCCGATCGAGGTTGGCTGCGTCAGCCGGGACGCGATCGCAGTCATGGACAACAGCTTCTTCTGGCTGGGCCGGGACCGCAACAGCAACGGCCTGATGGTCTACCGAGCGCAGGGCTACAGCGCCCAGCGTGTGAGCAACCACGCGATCGAGACGTTGCTGGAGAGCTACAC